CTATGCCGGTACGCCATGGGCGGTGAAAGAGGCATTGCGTGCGGTGGGTTTCTACAACGCCATCATCCAAGAGCACATCGGTTGGCAGTACAACGGCACGGTTCAGTACAACGGTAGCCAGCAATTCGGCGCAAGCTCGTGGGCGAACTTTCGTGTAATTGTGGACATTGGCGATACAAAGGGCGTATCGGTTACGCAGAGCGGGTTGCTTCTGCAACTCATTACCGTTTGGAAGTCTTTCCGCTCGAACCTTATTGACCTATCCTTCTCATCAACGTTGGTGGATTCCTACCCCGTTACCGAGGGTGAGAATCTACTCACCTACAAGCCAGCCGAGGATTCAAGTAAAGTTCTGAAAGCCGAGTACAAGTACAACGGAACATGGCAATACGCATTGGGAACTGCAGGGTTGTATTATGGCGGTAGTTTTGACGTATCTTTGGAGACGTGGAAAACCTCACCCGATCAAAATGGTATAGATATTTTTGACGAGTCTGGCACTTCGTTCACGTTGTACAACCGAGCCACAGGAAGTGTGGAACAAATTGAAGACTATGGATAAAGAAAACAATATTAAGGTGTCGGGCGTAACCGAGCACCGTATCTACGACAAGCAGGGAAACCTGATTGCCTCGTTTATTGACAACAATGTGGTTGTCACTGATGGCCGATCCTTGGTGGCTCGTTTGATTGCAGGCGATTCAACGGACAAGGTAACTAAGATTGGATTTGGTACGAACGGAACCGCTGCACAGGACAGTGACACGGCCCTAACATCTGCGACTGTGAAGAACGTGGATAGCTTCTCGGCTGACGAAACAGGCGTGACCTTCTATTGGTCCTTGGACTATTCAGAAGGAAACGGAGTGAGCATCCAGGAGCGTGGCTTGATTACGCTTGCAAACAAGTTGTTTGCTCGCAAGGCTCACCCTGCCGTATCCAAAACGTCAGACATCCGCATCGAAGGTTCTTGGCGCATCAACCTATAAAAAACTGAGACATGGCAAACTTACCAGAATCAAGCTCGTGGGTATCGGGCATTTATCAACTTGAAACCACCGACTACGCAACCGGTGGTGTGAATGGTACGGCGAACACGCAAGCCAAGCAATTGGCGAACCGTACCGCCTACCTAAAAGAACACATGGATACTGCCGAAGAAGATATCGATGCTTTGCAGGCCAAGGTTGCGAAAGGCCCGTCCTTTTCGGCCATCACCAATATCACAGCTTCCGATGCTGATCCTACGTTGACGGCATCCGACACGGGCAAACTAATCCGCATTGTCGGAAGTAGCAACGACGTTACATTGATGACTGCCGTTCAGTGCGGTGCCAACAATATGGTGGCGATTGTATTTGAGCAAGGTGGCTCAATCATCGCTCAGGGTTCCGACACAATCAATGATGCTGGATTGAGTGGTGCAACTGTTACCACAACGGCCAAATCAATGTACATCTTGTGCAGTGATGGCGTGTCGAAATTCTTTGTCATTTCCAAGTTCGTGAATGAATCGGGTGTTCCTGTTGGAGCCGTTGAATCCTTCGCCATGAGCTCTGCTCCTGCAGGTTGGTTGAAGTGTAACGGTTCAGCAGTGAGCCGCACTACCTACACTGCGTTGTTCGCAGTGATCGGCACGACCTTCGGAGCAGGAAACGGAACGACCACGTTCAACCTTCCTGACCTACGTGGCGAGTTCATTCGTGGCTTTGACGATGGCAAGGGAACAGACACAGGTCGTACATTCGGTACTGCCCAGGCAGACGAATTAAAGTCTCACAGACACATCGTGAAGAAAATCAACCGCCAAACAGGTACGTCTGCACAAGGTTTCTTTGCAATGGATGACAACGGAGCGGATGGCTCTGAAAACACCGAGCTCACAGGCGGAACTGAGACACGTCCACGCAACATTGCATTGTTGTACTGCATCAAACACTAATCGATGAACTACGCACAGTACTACCCCAATGAGGACATTGCCCTAACCATTGACTTGGTGGATAGGAACTATGCGGACATGTCCGATGTGGTCGTGGACTTTTACCACAACAACACGCTCATCAAGACGTTGAAGAAAACTGAAACCACAGCAGCCAAGCAATTGGTTGCTGTGAGTGGTCAGCCTACGAAGTTTTTGGCACGGGTATTTCGGGCAGAAATTCAGGCATTGAACTTGCCCGATGGCTACCTTTCTGTTGCGATTGCTACGGTTGCAACAGATGCCAACTTTCCTGCCGGTAGATCAGACAAAAACTTTGCTCGATTCGGGCAATACAAGAACCTATGATCACGATAAAACTCAACGATAAAAACACTCAACTTGACCTTGACGGGGACAAGGAAGTTTTGATTCAGGTGCCTGGGTATCCTGGTCCTGCAGGCCCGCAAGGTCCTCCCGGATCAGTTCAGTTTGAAGACCTGACTCCTGAGCAGATTGCTGAGTTGAAGGGTGATCCTGGTGATACAGGACCGCAAGGACCGCAAGGCCCACAGGGTCCTGCAGGTGCTACGGGTCCTCAGGGTCCTCAGGGTCCACAAGGTCCTCAGGGTGTGCAAGGTCCAACAGGTGCCACGGGTCCGCAAGGTCCCGCTGGTCCAGAGGGACCGCAGGGATTGCAAGGTGAGCAAGGCCTTACGGGTGCAACCGGTCCGCAAGGCCCACAGGGTGCGACAGGACCTCAGGGACCAACAGGAGCCACAGGGCCACAAGGTCCTGCCGGTGGTACGGTGTACCAAAACAGCGCACCGCAAACGCTGGGCTCTGTAACTATTTTGACCTCGCTACAAACGCTGACGATTCCTGCAAGCGCACTTGCTGTCGGTGACTCGATGGAGATTGTGTACTACGCAAGTTTCGCAAATAGCGGATCGCCAGGAACCCGTACAATGAGGATTTGTAAAGACAACCAAAGTGGAACGGTGATGGCTACCACTGCGGGTTTGGTAACGACAGTTTTTTCAACCGTCCTGCGTGTTGTCGGAAAGGTGATTAATTCAACAACGCTTTTGTTGAGCCCCGTTGCTACCACAAACGCAACCACATCGGTGACCATTGACTTGACACAGCCGCTTGTATTGGCTTTTTGTGGTCAGAAGGCAGTATCCGGTGACACCTACATCCTGCAACATTGTTCTGTAAACGTGCAGAAGCTATGAAGTACGCCATCAGCTTAGAAGACGGGTTGCTCAAATACGACGTAACCGAGCAGGAGTTCAATGATGCAAAGGAGAAGGGACAGCAAGTTTGGGTATCTACCAATGACGGCCTGACCTACACTCTGGTTACTGATTAAAGCCTTACATTTGTAATATATGCAAATGACGAAATACGGGGACAACGTGGTGGAGTTCCGCCATTCCCCAGGTGTGAAGAGCGCCGAGTACCTGCTCATCAGCGATGTGCATTTTGACAATCCGAAGTGCCGTCGTGACGTGCTGAAAAAGCACCTGGATGAAGCCAAGCGCCGAGGCGCAAAAGTCCTTATCAACGGGGACTTCCTTTGCATCATGCAGGGGTTGACAGACAAGCGCCACAAGAAGGGCGACCTACGTCCGGAACACCTCGGCAACAACTACTTTGATTTGGTCGTGGAGGAAGCCGTTGAGTGGTGGGCACCATACGCCGACATCCTTGTTTGGATCGGCTACGGAAACCACGAAACATCGGTGATTGGAAAGGCAGAGCACGACGTGCTGAAAGCCTTTGTCACGTTGATGAACCACACCAAGGGAGCGAAGATTCAACTCGGAGGGTACGGTGGTTGGCTGACCTTCAAAATGCAGGCAAGTCCAAACCGAGGCGCAACGTCTTTCAGCATGTTCCACTTTCACGGCTCAGGCGGTGGCGGACCTGTGACCAAGGGTGTAATTCAGGACAACCGAATCATGTCAATGACGGATGGTGCTGATGTGATTTGGCACGGCCACGTTCACGAGCTCTACCACCACGTGAACACCAAGGCGATATTTGACACACGCCACAACACGGCCACCTGGAAGAACGTTCACGTGATCCGCACATCCACCTACAAGGATGAGTACGACACGGGTTCGAAGGGATGGCACGTCGAAAGAGGCGGAACGCCAAAACCTTTGGGAGGTTATTGGATGAAGTTAAGATACGTCCGAGAGAAACTGAAAGGCCATGACAATGAATACATTGAGCCGACATTCACCCCCTGTGTAGAGTACAGATAAAGCAAGTCCCGAAAATTTTTCGGGATTTTTTTTTGGAAAAGTTTGGAGTTTTGTTTTCCACTCCTACCTTTGTGTTACCAACAACACCAAACTATTATGAAACGTTTGAAATCAATTCGCCTGCGTGTCCGCGAGAGACGTTTGGCGACCAAGAAAAAGCGATTCCTCACCGAGGATGAAAAGCGGATCATCCGTGAGCGATTCCCGAATGAGTTCACCTACGTGATCGCAAGGGAGATGGGGCGCAGTTACAGCACCATTGCCAATTACGCCTACCAAGCTGGCGTGTACAAGTCCGAAGAGTTCCGAGCACGTGAGTATGGTCGCCAGGCGCAACGCCTGAAAGAGTGCGGGAACCCTCACCGATTCCAGAAAGGCCAAGTTGCCCACAACAAGGGAAGCAAGATGTCTCCCGAGGTGTACGCCAAGGCCAAGGCCACCATGTTCAAGAAGGGGCAAACGCCTCACAACACCAAGCCTGATGGCTATGAGCGTTTGGACGTTGACGGCTACACGCAAGTCCGAGTGAACGGCAAATTCTTTCAGAAACACCACCTTGTTTGGGAGCAGGCAAACGGGCCTGTGCCAAAGGGTTTGTCGTTGGTGTTCAAGGACGGCAACAAACAGAACTTCGCCCTGGACAACCTCGAGCTTTTAACCCGCAAGGAAGTGATGTTGCGCAATACAATTCAGCGCTACCCACCGGAAATCGTATCAACCATTAAAGTATTATCAAAACTCAAAAAACACCTATATGCCAAAGAACAAAATTGAAGACTTGCGAAATCACCTTTTCGCCACCATCGAATCATTGTTGGACGATGACAAACCGATGGAATTGGAACGTGCAAAAGCTGTTGCCGATGTTGCACAGGTAATTGTCAACTCTGCCAAGATTGAGGTTGATTACGTGAAGGCCACCGAACGGAGCCGAGCAACGAGCGGTTTCTTTCCGGAGAACAATAACCTTCTCAACGCCTAATGTATGTTCAATAAGAACAAACTTGCGGACTTCGTGTGTGACTTGAAAGGCTGTTCAAAAGCAGAGTTTTTCGGTCGCACACGTAAGCGCCCGGTGGTCGAAGCAAGGATGTTGTTTTGGTACGCCGCTGATCACCTCGGCATGAACATCGAGCAAGCGGCAGACTACATCGGCAAGCACAGAACAACGTTGATCTACTACACCGAAGTCAATAAATGGCTTGCGGACAAGGACAAGTACTACAAGCACGTCCACAATTTTGTACAGAATGACTTAAATGTTCCTAAATTTTCCTCAAAAGTCACCGCTATATTGAGAAAATACGTTTATAGTCATGAAAAAATTCGTAGAATTGCAGAAGAAATAAACGAAGCCTATGCAGCTGACAGACTTGATCAAGCACCCGTACACCCTGGATGAGACATCGGATGGAGTGATGCTCCTATTCGAATGCTCATTGAACGTTCGAGATGCTTTGCACTACGCCAAAATCTTTGTGCGTGTGCATGAGGAATACCAATTTGTGACCTACCACTGTGGGCGCAAGACCGTGCTAATCTTCGAAAAGATGTTTCCCCATGGACAAGGTATCATTTGATCGCCTGGCAACTCTGCACCCCAAGTTCAGACCGATTGCCGAGTCAGCATACAAGGAAGCCTGCGAGGCCCTGACAGGTCGCGCTACGCTCCGCATCGCCTACGGCACTCGGACTTGGGATGAGCAACGTGCGCTATTTGCGCAAGGCCGAACCAAGCCAGGACCAAGGGTGACCAATGCTCCTGCCGGGAAGTCGGTGCACAACTACGGCTTGGCCGTGGACATCGTGTTGATCATCGATGGCAAGACGGCAAGTTGGGACACCCTCAAAGACTTCGATGGCGACAAGGTTGCCGATTGGATGGAGGTGGTCCGCATCTTCAAGAAGCACGGCATGGAATGGGGTGGTGATTGGAAGAAGTTTCCTGATCAACCTCACTTCCAAATGACCTTTGGTCTTAGTGTTTCGGAGATGGAGCGCCGTCAATTCGGTGCTGACATGATCCCTGGCAAGAAGTTTATTCGGCTATGATCGAAACCTTTGCTTGGGTTGTCGGCATTTGGTTTGTGTTGGCCTGCATTGTAGGCTTTTGCATTGCCTATTGGCTCGATAAACTCGACAACATGTTTGAAGTAACATTTACCCTTATGGACGAAATAGAAGTAATGACTACCGCTGAGCTTGAAAAGTTGCAGAATATGCCACACCTCAGCATGGATGAACGCTTGGCCGTGATGGACGAGCTTCAAAAAAGAAAACAGAACCCACAGCGCCCAACTGATAGTCAGTTCGAGTGCTTCGGCTGTGGGTCATAAGCATAGCCGCACTGCGGTTGTTTTTTCATAGTTGGTTTGCCCCCTCAATCGAAGGGGTTTTGTATTTGTGACCTGAACCAATCCTCCCACACCTTCATCGCCTGCCGTTTCTCCCTGAGGTAGGTGTATCGGTCATAGTGGATGGAGGACACGTCCTGCTTGTGGTGGTTCTGCAGAAGGTCCCGATCTGCCTTCGTGATTCCTGCCTCACCTGCCAACGTTTTCCAGGTGCGCCTGAGGTCACGGCACAGGAACTTTTTTGCCTTGCTCTGCTCGAGGTACCGTTTCACCAGATAGGAAGCCGTCTTGTTCATCAGGTGCTTTTTCGGGTCCTCGAGTGAGGGAAAGTACCACCCGTGTTGATTCGGCTCGACAGAGCGCAAAAGATCAAGCGCTACGGCTGGCAATGGCAGTAGGTGTGGCTTGTTCTGCACCTTGGTTTTGCCCCAATAGATGGTGCCTTCGTTCCAATCAATCATCTCCGGTCGCAATCGGGCAATCTCAATGAATCTTTGACCCGTCACAATCTGCAGGAGAATTGTGACACGGCTTTCCGGTCGCAGTTCCCGATTGCCTGTGTTGCGTTTCTCGAGGTTGAGCCAATGCCAGAATGAGCGGAGCTCTTCCACGTTGAGAAACCTATCGGACAGCCTACGGCCTTCTGCAGGGATTTTGTCGGCAGGGTTGATCTCGATGTTGAACGTGTGCGCACACGTGGAACGGTAGTCCGATTGCGCCTTGATCGCCCAATTGAAGCAGGCCGAAATGTACCTCCGCATGTAGTCGGCCATGTACACCGAACCTCGGCTGTGGATGGAGCGAAGGAAGGAGATCACGTCATCCTTGCTGACCATGTTCGCCCTGGTGCTCTCTCCCACGTACACGGCAAATCGGGTGAGGCATTTTGTCGCCTCGCCGTTCTCATCCTTCCCCCGTTCGTGGAGTTGGTCGGTGTAGGCTTTCACCAGGTCCATGACGGTTCCCGTGGTGGCCTTCACTCGGACGGGTCGCTTGCCTTTCTGTAGGTCGGGGGAAAACTGATTGTTGTAGTAGTTGCGAGCCTCTTGGAGGGTCGTGGTTGGGTAGCGACCAATCCGCAGGAATCGCTTTTTGTCACCCTCGAACCAACGCACATACCAATGCGCACGGCCTTCGTTGAGGCGAAGCACGAGCCGTCCTGTTCCGCTTCCCGATCCCTCGGAGAGGTCAACGGTTCGCTTGGCCTTGATGGCTTTTTGGATTTGAGTATCTGTCAGCATGGTGGCACCTTGGGTAGATAATTGGGTTTGTTCGCCTTTTTCCCCTACCTTCATTGCATGTCACGGAACACAGGGATTCCAAGGACTTAGGCGTGAAGATACGGGGAATTTTGGGAACATACGGACTTATCGAGGATAAGTTATGACATTGAAAAACACAATTGAAAATCACGCACTTACAACAACAATCCCCAAAAGTGGTGTCAGGTTTGGTGGCAGTTAGAACGAACCAATAAAAAACCCCCATGAAGGGGGTTTTCAGTTTATTCCGACCGGTACGAGTCGGTGCTGTTGAATGTTCGTCTCTTCTCCCATTCCAACAGTTGGTCCTTCGGGTAGAGCACCCTTCCACCGACCTTGGTGTAGGGCGGTGACATTCCGCTCGAGCGCCAATTCGCCAACGTTCTGAGCGTGACTTTGCCGCCGTACCTGTCCACCAGGTCGTGAGGTGTGAAGAAGGGGTAGTCGTCAGGCATTACATGATCTCCGCATCATCGGTGCCGAGGATTTGGGCATTGATGTTTGCGACGACAGAGGGTTGGTTCACGTGTCGGGGGCGGTGACCGATGTCCTCGTATTCGTCCGTTGAGTGCATCCCTTGCAGGATGTGGGGGATGTAAAGGCGACCAAAAAACGCGGCACTTCGATACTGCAACATCAGTTCCGGCATGGTCTTCCACTTGGAACCTGACTTGCCGAACCACCCTTCGGCCTTTGACATGGCGATTGAGATTCGGGGACCTCTCACGACTTCGCCTGAGCGAAGGTCGGTGGTCACTGCTACGCAACCCCATTCATCGCCTGTACCGGAAAACTCGAAACGCAGTGGAGCGTACAACCCACAGCCGTTCACAGCTGCAATGATGAATGTACTTTTCCACGAGGGGCGACCGTGAATTATGTCGGTGTTCTGCATCACCATCAAAGGTGAGACGCCGACACGGTGCGCAAGTTCAAGTGCAACGAGGCAGTTGGCAACGTTACCCTGGTATTCTTTCGGCACCACCGTTGAGGCTGATAGCGCCGTAGCCATTCGCTGAGCAGTCACAAAGCCGTCATGCGATTTGAAAGCGGACACAGACTGAGTCGTGTTGCTTACTTGTAGTTGGTTTCCTTCTTGGTTCATAGTTGTTCCTTTTTGAATGCGTATGCGGGTAGTTGTATTGTTTGAATCTCCTTTGGATAGCCTTGCCATAAACCCGTTTCATACGCACGCTTGTACTTATTTAAGTCGTTTCTGTACGTTTCTCTACCCAACTCTACAAAATCAGCAGGTGCGACAAAAACACTCACTGCGTAAGGTGCTGATTTTTCAACAGCCACAAACGCAAAAGTGTCAAATGACGGGTTGCCAGACGTAGCGAGCCCGTCCAGGTAAAACGCAGATTGCACGTGGTACCTATAATTTAGGCAAGATCGGGCAAATGAATCGTGGGATGCGTCCTCAGTGCTTTTGAGGTCGAGCACGATTCCCGTACTACTCAGAAAGTCAGGCCGGGCCTTGCACGCCACACGGGTGTCGTCATCATCCCAATGGATGGTGTGTTCCGCCTTGCCAGCTGACAGCAGTTTTTCCGCTGCAGGCTGATCCATTACCGCATCCCTCATGCGACGGATGGTGTCGTATTGGTCGGTCGTGAGTACCGTCTTTCCTGCGTTCAACTCTGTGAAGTCAGACCATAACTGCTTGCCTGCCGAGGTACGTCTGTCCACGTTGGGCGCAACGGCAAACTCATCATTGAACTGATCAGGCTCCAATACAATGGAGTGAAACGCACTACCAAGGATCAGTGCTGGCGTTGGTGATTCGGGTTCCCGATTCGGGTTCAGATACTTGCTCCAATAATGGAGTGGTGACTTGGCTACCAAATCCAAGCCACTTTTACTGATGCGAGATACATCAGCGTGGTAGTCTTTATTGTTCATAGGCTGTCCTTGTTTGTTTGGACAATGCAAAAATACGAAAAATATTTTTATTAAAGCAAGGAAATTTGAGAAATCTTCCCTACTTTTACCGCATCATTCAAAAACAACCTTATGGATACAGTTAAATCACTCCAAATCCTGTGCGCTCAGGCAGGCACCAACATTACAGAGGTGTGCAAGCGAGCCGGTGTGAATCGGAACACCGTTGATCAATGGCGCAAGAAAGAGCCGAAGCAGTTCCAAACCCTTCGGGCACTTTTCTACACAATTGAGGAAATCAAACAGGAGAACAATGAAACACGGCAGTCTATTTAGTGGCATTGGAGGATTCGACCTCGCCGCTGAATGGATAAAATGGGAGAACGTATTTCACTGCGAGTGGAATCCATTCTGCCAAAAGGTTCTCCAACACTATTGGCCTAAAGCAACGACCTATGAAGACATTACAAAAGCAGACTTCACTGTTTGGCGAGGACAAATCGACGTCCTTTCCGGAGGGTTTCCATGTCAACCCTACTCACTTGCAGGAAAACGGCTCGGCAAGGATGACGAGCGCCACTTGTGGCCCGAGATGCTTAGAGCAATTCGAGAAATTCAACCACGTTGGGTTGTGGGCGAAAACGTTCTCGGCCTTGTTAATTGGAATGGAGGGTTGGTCTTCGAAGAGGTGCAGGTTGACCTGGAAGCTCAGGGGTACCAAGTACAACCGTTTGTACTTCCAGCTTCAAGTGTTGGCGCTCCGCACCAAAGGGACCGTGTTTGGTTTGTTGCCCACTCCAACAACAAGAGATTGGAAGGGTGCACGAACATCAGAAGCGCTGAGGCATTCCGGCAGAAACGGGATGAACAGTCTTCCCGATTATTTTGCACAGCCTGGGAAGACTACTCAACTCAATCCGCAATTTGTGATGGAGACAATGGGCTTTCCCAAAGATTGGACGGTATCACCTTTTCTAAGTGGCGAATGGAATCAATCAAAGCAGGAGGAAATGCAGTAGTTCCACAAGTGGTTTTCAAATTTTCCAAACAATACAGACCTATGAAACTCAGAACCTACCAAGAGAAAGCAGTCAACTCGATTCGTGATGCGTACCGCACGCATAACCGTGCGCCATTGCTTGTACTTCCAACAGGTGGGGGCAAGACAATCTGTTTCTCCTATATCGCAGCAAACGCCTCGGCCCGTGGAAACCGTGTCCTAATTTTAGTACACCGCATCGAGCTTATTCGGCAGACCTCTGAAAAGCTGATGCAGTTCGGAATCCGCCACGGAATCATCAACGACAAATTCACGCCCGACTTGAAAGCGCCTGTGCAGGTTGCATCGGTGCAAACCCTTGTCCGTCGCCTGAAAAAGTACCCTGCCGATTGGTTCGCTTTTTCCCTGATCATCGTGGATGAGGCACACCACGCCGTTGGGGGGAACACGTGGGGCAAGATCATTGACCATTGCCCACAGGCGCTCGTCCTTGGCGTGACGGCTACCCCTTGCCGAGGTGACGGAACAGGCCTCGGAAAAAATGCAGGGGGTTGGTTTGACTCGATTGTTTTCGGGCCGTCCACCTCAGAGCTCATTCGCCTAGGCCACCTGGTGAAACCCATCGTGTATGCGCCTGCTACGAAGCTCGACCTCACAGGGTTAAAGACACGGGCAGGTGACTACGAGAAAGGCGAGCTCGAGGCACGGGTGGACAAGCCTGCCATCACGGGAAGTGCCGTGAGCCACTACATGAAGATATGCCCTGGCACTCCTGCCGTGGTGTTCTGTGTGTCGGTGCTTCACGCCCAACACGTTGCAGCCGAGTTCCGCTCAGCAGGGTTCAGAGCCTATGCCGTGGATGGTGGCATGGAGGACGACCTCCGAAAGCGCATCCTGAACGGACTCGGAAACGGGTCGGTGGATGTGGTCGCAAGTTGTGACCTCATTTCAGAAGGCACCGACATTCCCGCCATTGGCGCCGCAATCATGCTCCGTCCGACCAAGAGCCTCGGCCTGTACATCCAACAGGTAGGGCGAGCGCTCCGACCATCTGAGGGCAAGGACAGAGCCATCATCCTGGACCACGTAGGGAACGTGATTCAGCACGGCTTACCCGAAGAGGATCGGGATTGGACCTTGGATGGTGAGGCACGCAAGGACAAAAAGAAGGACGAGGAAAAGCCGGTCAACATCAAGTGCTGTCCGTCTTGCTATGCCGTTCACGAGCCTGCTCCCGTGTGTCCTGCATGTGGTTTCGTGTACGTCCCTGAGAAAAAGGAAATCCAACAGGAGGACGGGGAACTACGGGAGATCACGGAACAGGACAAGATTGCCATTCGCAAGAAAGCACGGGTGGAAGTTGCCAAAGCAAGGTCATTGGATGACCTGAGACGCATCGAAAAGGAACGGAATTACAAGCCGGGATGGGCGGTGCACGTTTTCAACTCGAGAAAAAATGTAAATTTGCCACCCCGAACATAATCGGGTGGCCTATGGAAAGAAACCTACAAAACAGAATCATGCTTCGCTTATCGAAATCAGGAGTCACCATCTTCCGCAACAACACAGCAATGGGTTGGGCGGGCAAATCAAACAGGTATCCCAATGGGGATGTACTTGTTCAGAGCGCCTTCCCGATTCGTGCAGGACTTTGCGAGGGATCATCTGACCTTATTGGTTGGAAGTCGGTGACCGTTACACCTGACATGATCGGCAAACGCCTTGCTGTGTTCACTGCCGTGGAGGTCAAGACGCCAACAGGCAGACCGACCAAGGAACAACTGAACTTCATTCAGAGGATCAGGGAGTCGGGCGGAATCGCTGGCATTGCGAGATCAGAGGAAGAAGCAGAGTTCATCACCAAATAACCAACAACCCCTACACCTATGAAAAAAGAACGTATCAATACGGAGGACCTATTACGCTCAGCTGACATCGTTCAGGTGGTCGGCAAGTACGTCCAACTCAAAAAGAATGGCCGAACATACAAAGGCCTGTGCCCGTTCCACGATGAGAAATCACCATCATTCGACGTTGACCCATCCAAAGGCATCTACAAGTGCTTTGGCTGTGGCGCTTCGGGTGATGCCATTGCCTTCCTGATGGAATCGCAAGGCATGACATTTCACAACGCCTGCCGTGAGATCGGATGGAATGACACATCAACCGACATTTGGCTTGATGCCATGCCACCGGCACCACCCAAAGGCGTGCGCCATCCCGAGTTTGGCGAACCGCTCGAGTGGTACCCGTACACCGATGGCGAAAACCTACGTGGCTACACCATCCGATTCCTGAAACCCGATGGCAAAAAGGTCGTGTTGCCATACACGTACAAGTTCAATGGCGAGCGCCACGCCTGGGTGTTTCAATCCTTTGAGAAACCCCGTCCGATGTATGGCCTCGAGCGCATCCACGGAGCGCACACCATCGTATTTTTTGAGGGAGAGAAAACCGCGGACCACGGACACCGTCTGTTGGCACAGCATGGCTACGCCTGTGTGTCGTGGATTGGTGGAACATCGGGAGTAAAGTACATTGACTTCGCCCCTGTCGGTGGGTTCCCGGTGATCATCTGCCCAGACAATGACGAACCAGGCGAAAAGGCAGCGCACCACATCGCCGATACCATCCGCCCGAATGTTGCATCGGTGGTGATCACCAGACCGATTGAGGGTAAAAAGGGCGCCGACCTTGCCGACACCAATTGGACGGCAGAACAGGTGATTCAGTACCTCAATTCCTCGGCTCCTGCAGTCAACCTCACTCCCGACTATTCCGAGTTGATGCAGTCCAAAAACGAAGGCAAGTCCGCAAGCAACATGCACTTTCGCATCCTCGGCTTTCAGAACGCCGACAACTCCATGTTGCTGTACTTCTTTTCCAACATGACCCGTTGCGTGTTCGCCTACTCGAGCACCCAACTATCAACCACCAATCTCATGTCCCTTGCTCCGTTGAAGTTTTGGGAGATCGAATTTCCGGGAGGGAAAACAGAGTTCAACCTCAAAGGCGCTCAGGATTGGCTCATCACCACTGCCGCCGAGGTGGGTATGTTTGACCCAACCATGGTGCGAGGTCGTGGCGCTTGGATAGACAACAACCAAGTGGTCCTGCACTCAGGTTCCTACCTGATCGTGGATGGTGAGATGCGCCAACTTGGCGGGATTCGCTCCAAGTTCGTGTACGACCGAGGCAACAACCTCAACTTTCCGACATGTCAACCCGCAACCAATCGGGAGTCGAGCCGATTCCTCGAGCTCGTGAAAAAGCTTGATTGGGAACGGCCCGTTGATTCCTACCTCCTTGCAGGGTGGTGCGTGATTGCGCCCATCTGTGGAGCTCTCAAATGGCGACCACACATCTGGCTTACGGGTCCCAAGGGTTCGGGTAAGTCGTGGATGTTCTCCGAGGTCGTGTGTCGGATGCTCGGTGAATCGGTCCTCAACATCGAGGGCAACACGTCCGAGGCAGGTATCAGACAGGCACTCCATCACGATGCCATTCCGGTGGTGTTTGACGAGGCCGAGGGAGAAACCAAACAGGCGCACGACCGCATCCAAACCGTTCTGCAGTTGGCACGTTCTGCGAGCTCCGAAACAGGAGCCGTGATGATCAAGGGAAGCGCCACAGGAGCAGAGAAGTCCTACAAGATCCGTTCGTGTTTTGCCTTCGCATCCATCAGCGTTCAGACCAAACAGCAATCCGACCGCTCGAGGGTGTCGGTTCTGTCCCTTCGCAAACCCGATCCACGGCAGGCAGGGGAAGAGCGCAAGGCCAAATGGGAATCCTTCCAACGTGAGCACAACGACATCATCACCGATGAGTTTGTGAAGGCGTTGCAGAGCCGAACCATCGGCATGATTCCTACCATCCTCGCCAACATCAAAGCCTTTACGGCTGCGGCCGCAGTGGAGCTCGGAGAGCAACGTTCAGGGGACCAGGTGGGCGCACTCCTTGCCGGTGCCTACTCGCTTGTCTCCGATCATGAACTGACCTTTGACCAGGCGTTGGAGTGGATCAGGAAGCAGGATTGGTCCGAAGAGAAAAACCTCAATTCCACCGAGGATGAGAAAGCCCTGTTGGCCTTCATCCTGGAAGAGTCGATTCAAGCCGAGAATGGTGGTGGTGGACGTTACACACGCCGATTGGGTGAGTTGGTATCCATCGCCTCGTTACGTGTGATTGATGACATGTTCACGAGCGAGTCCGCCAACCACAACCTCATGCGCTATGGGTTGAAGGTGGATCGGATTGAGCAGTTGTTGTTCGTGTCCAATTCCGACAAGGCGTTGGTGAAGATGCTCGCCACTACCCAATGGGCGAACAATCACAACAAAATCCTCATGCGCTTGGACGGCTCCATGGCACCCGAAAAGTCCATCCGATTTGCGGGCAATGTTTCCCGATGCGTGGCAATACCACTGAGTCAAGTACCTTTTGGTGAAGATTCAAGTGTACCGGCTGCAACCTATGGAAATCCTGCGCCGTTTTAACGTATATTTGTACCACTGTTTTCATAGGCAGTAGGTTGTTTGGGACAGTCACTCGAAAGGGTGGCTGTTTTTTTTGCAAAAAAAGTTTTCGTTTGTAAACTTTACCTATTAGATTTGCAAAACCAAACAAACCAATACTATGTTTTTCAAGATCAACCTACTCGACGCACAGCAAGCGCAAGACATCATCCACGATTGCCCATTGTACAGACAATTCGCTTCATGGATTGCAACCGACCTACTTCACATGCGTGACGAGGAAATGTCCTACGACCTCATCGAAGTGTTCAAAATGGAAGGTATCGACTTCACAACCAGCTAAACCAACAACCCTATGAAAACAAACAACTACGCAACGGTAAAACTTTCCTACAGCAGTAAAGTCAAGGCCAAAGACCGCATCAAAATCACTCGCAGTCAGGACGTTTACGACCTCGCCATGACCTTTTGGGACATGGATACCATCGAGCTCTACGAATCTTTTTATGTACTGCTTCTCAACAACGCCAACCAGG